TTTGCCACAGGCATTACGCTAACTGGGGAATTAAGCCCTGCTATGCTTGATCAAGGTAAAACTCAATTTTTGAAACCTGAACCAGTAGAAGGTTATTGCTGGCACGCTTTAGGCCTTGATTATGAGAATAAAGTCTCAAACCATGAAGCAGCCAAGACAATGAAGGCATCATTGAAACTGAATGGTATGCTCTCATCTGACGCCATGACTATGGCTATGCATAAAAAATTTAGTCCGAATAGACAGATGTGTGTTGACATTGATGATGTTGTTGAAGATTATGCAAAGAAAGTCAAGCAATTGGAAAACTACTTGGATGAACCAGTTAATGATTTGGACTTGGATTATGCTAACAGCGGCATGTTCACATTTTCTATGACCCGCTATAGAGTCTCAGTCCGTGAGAGTTACACCACTTCAAGTCTGAACCTTGGAGGCAACGTGTTTGAGAAAACTGTGGTCACCACAACCATCCATGTTGTTCGACATGACACAGGTATTAACCCAAAAAATATGTTGGATCTGTTGATTTTCTATTTCCGCACACCTGGGAAGACTGTCATTGGTTATGACGGGGACAGTGTGCCCACTGAGGCTGAGTCCATGGCTGTGTTTTTGAAAGCAACTTCCTCTTCAATGCAACACAATTCTGACTTCCAAAACAGGTTGAAAGAAAAACAGAAAAGAGTGTTGGCACATGGTATGAGAGCCAAGGGGACTAGTCCCATCCCTGTACCTCAGAATAGAATTGATTTAGTGCCACAATTACAAGCAGAATTCCCACAATTTGACTTTTTCCCAAGTTCATCATTAGTTTCACCACACCCTTACCACCATGTGAGTAGGATGGCTGTCACTAACACTCTGGTTGATTACTTCCCTTCCAACATACCTTTATTCGATGTTGGTGGTAAGTTTGATAGACATATACATGCCGGTAATTATAACGTGCATTCATGCTTCAAAGTTGAAGACCCAGTGGACTTTGCTCGAGGGGTGGACAATATGTTGAGTTTGGTGAAAAAACGGTTGACTAAAATCAACAGTGTGAGACCTGGTGAAAATGAAGAGGCTATACAAGCTATGCTTTCAATCACAGATGGGTCACACAAATATTTCTGTTTTGAAGATGCTGAAAATTGTCAAGTGAAACCTAGTGATGAGATTGGATTTTCAATGAGCATGAGTGTCGACACTTTGTGGTTTCTGTCTATGGAAACCCTTGGCAACATTTATGTTCAAAAGAAAATAATTAAAGCAAAGCATGCTTTGACCATCCCGGATGGTCTTTTATGGAAGGATGAAGGGAAACTGTCTAGGGGTGAAGGTACATGGGCTAAACGTAATGGCAAATTGATCATGAATTTCAATGGAGGAAGTCATGTATATGTTAATTCTGTCAACACCATTATGATGTACCTAACCAGCCCTTTCTTTATTTATGAGGACTTCGTTATTGTAAATCGTGTTGACGGCAGATTGGGACCTTACACAATTTTTAACCATCATGTGATCCCAAAAACTGATTTCGTTGAAACTATGTCTAGTTCTTCTCTTCATGCTGTTTGGAGTAGCTCTGACCCCGATATTGTTATTATGAAAGTGCCAAAAATCGATATTTTCAAACCAGTAACGTTATTATTTTCCGAACCATTTAGCCTAGTGAAACAGGAAATAAACTTCAAATTTATGGAACGACTTAAGCTGAAACTTTTGTCCGACATGTCTTTTGAGGAAGTGTTGGAACACTGTCAAGGTCTAATGACGAGTCGCTTCTTGAGTACAACTGGCTACACAAAACGTTTCAACATGACTGCGGAATCAGTCAGGAATCATGCCATAATTGCATTCTGGGAAGCTCATGAACTCACTGAAGCTTTCCAGCCTTTGGTTAAAAGGGCATCCCAAAAAATCCACAGTCTCCATTGGTGGACTCAGGCTTGGAATGCTATAAAACAAGTCTTCATCAAGATGGGCCGTGAGTTTGACCCTTCTGAGAACTCAGAGTTAACTAAGTTGATTGAGCAAGGGTCACATCGTGATTTTGAGATTGAAAGTCTTTTAGCGGACACTATGCAGGAATTGGACCATTTGCGTTCCATAGTGAACAATGGCACTAGTTCTTCGATCTTCCAAATAAATGCTCCTTATTATGCTTTGGTGTATGGAGACGGGGCTAAGAACATCCTGACCAATGTCAATAACTTGTTGTGCCACCCTGATTTCAAACGCATTCACATGCATGAAATGGCATCAAACGATGAAACCCCTGTCACAACAGCAGAGTTTGTCCCCTGTGTGTTTCCTGAAGGTTTTGCACCAGTTGCTGACCACAGTGTAAAACATCAGCACGTTTTACCATTTAGCAAAAATTCAACAGGAATTTGTAAATCGTGTGGTATATTCTCTACTCTGTTCGGCCAACAATGCGTGCTTTGTAGTCGAGTGGCAAAATGTGTCGGGGCTAACAACAGTTGCCCACATGCGCATTCTAAGAAAAATGAACATTGTTGTGGTTTGGACAACTGTTCTCATCATGAGCCAGGAGTTTTTGTCAATTGGGTTACTTGTTTCTGTTGTCTCATTCCAAGTGTGACTAACCCCTGTTTAGTGTGTGACAACACAGACATCCTTAAACCATTGAACAATCCGAATGAGCCTGAGTTGAACAATGATGGACAGCAAGTTTTACCTGAATTCAACCCGGACCAGGAGGAGACTCAAACCATAAATCCTTCTAAGAAAGCTGAAGGTCCATCAACTACAAAGGTACAGCCAGAGGAGACCGGCAACAGGATTGATCCCAATGTCACTAATGCAGACCTAGCAAAGCATGTTGAGTTCAAAAGACTTGATGGCACTAAAGCCGGAGCCTGGGTTCTATGTTGGAAGGTCCGCGAGATTTGTGCCCCAGTACCAGGGTCGACCACTTACCAACATCAACATAATTGTCCAGTTTGTGGCAACACTTATGAGCATGCTCATTCATACAAAAAATTAACCCATTCAAGAAGATTGAGGGACTGTAAGTGTCTTAAGCCGTCAAGGATAAATATGTTGATGAACATCATGCAGTCTGACATTAGGGAAAAAACCAAAACCCCAGCCAAAAATTTCCCTACTCAAACTGATAAGACTGAGGAGAACCGGGAACAACAGACTGTTGAAGGGGGGAACAAACTAAGTGACGTTGGTGACCTAACACCCTCACAACCATATGAACATGATAATGGGGAAAAGGGAATAGTAGAGAAACCATCTCCATCAGCTCAGGCACCAGATGAAAGATCTCTCCTTGAATCAGAAAAAGAAAAAGGAGTAATCAGTGCCAACAATAACATTGAGCCCGTTGGATCAGGTGTTCCCAGTATCGAACCAAGTATTTCTAACTTTTTTCCTGTTCTTCCTTTAACCAAAGAATTTCCCTGGCCGTCTTCTGTTGCACTTGGAAAGAACAAGTCTAATGAGAAAGAAGAGGAGTCGCCTCAAGATGAACCAGGGGCAATTGAGGAAACAACAGGAAAAAAAGATGGGGAAAAAGAGAGCCTTGACGAAGAAAAAGATGTTGAACACGCACCTGTTCCAGTTGCTGTTGGGGAGAAAGCGTATGAAGTTCCACCTCCTTCAATCCCATCAGACCTAGACTCAGATTCGGAGAATGGAGATTTCTCTGTCGCCATGGAGTTTGATTGGGGTTTCGATGGAGAGGGCTTTAAATCTGTAAAGCCCTGTCATGTGATGGACAGAGAGTTACATTGTCATCAATGTCGAGTTTGTGGTTCATTCTACTCACATTCACATAGATTCACATCAGTTTTCCATAAACAGTATCTGGCTGAGTGTCCTGTTTGTGAAAGCGGAGTAAAACTAACAGTAGTGTCAACACTCATTGATTCTGAGGGAACTTCTCATTTACAAGACTTCCAGGATAATGATGAGGATTGGGTTGACACTATGATTGATTACCAGCGTCAGTTGATCAAAGGCAAATTCATAAACGAACCCGGAGATTTAAGTAGAACTAAGTCTTCGAACATACCTACAGTGTCTCCTTCATTACCCAGTTCTCAACCTGTTGCTGATCTCCCTAGAAGTTCAGAATCATCACAATTAATTCCAGCTCACCTTGTGACTTTGAAAGAGAATCTGAAATTCATGTTGAATGAAAACCCTCACAGGTCTTTGAATAAGTTATCTTTCAAACCAAAATCAATCATCACTAGGGTTAATGTGCTAGTAAGGACATTGGTAGAAAACAGTGAGGATGGCAAGTGTGGAGCAGCCTCTTTGTCTCTGACCTTGGAGGAAGAGGACGTGGCCCGATTGTCAAGTGAGATTGAAGAGTGCACAGGCAAACCTGATTTCTGGGACAAACGTGAGTTGGGAGTACACGCATTATCTTACCGTTATAACCTTGTTGTGGCGCATAATTCTGGTAGTTATCTCTATTACGGTGACTCAACGTCAGATGAATACATTCTTGTGGTTCATATGTATAGTTTGACAGGGAAATTGCATTGGCAACAAGGCAGCGGACTCATTAGCCCCAGCGCTCGAGAGTTCTCTGATGAATATAATAACATGGCTAGGGCTGTAGTGCACCTTTACAACCAATCTCCTGAAAACACAAAGAAAGTTAAAACTTTCTCTGAAATACCAATGATGGCTGGTTGGTTTTCAAATCCTAGGGATTTGTTGGCAATGTCAAACCCAGTAGTTCTAACATTGCTAGAGACTTTTGGAGCTGATTTTATAGATGGTCAATTAATTCATAAGAGTCAGCAGTTCAAGTCTTCAATTCTGCATTATATAACTGTGCAAGATGGGCTGTTGTTGATTGCGGCACCCACTGGACATGGGAAAACTACACGAATTCATTCAGAATTGGTGAGGAACGTTCTTTCTAAGTCAGGGAAAACCCTAATTGTTACTCCTTCTAGAGCTACTATCACGGGTTCCTTTGAGTACATTGCAGAGCTGAACAAATGCTCAGTCGCTGGGCGGGCAAACCAACAATGGTATGCTTCACCTAAGAAATTTGAAAAAACCCCTTGGGCAGCAGACATTGTGTTGTTGACTGTCGATTCAATGTATGATTACGTTACGAAAGTGATACAAGGTGATCAAAGGCCTTGGGGTGAACGTTATTTGTTCCTTGATGAATTCCATGACATGACTTGGAAGTATGCAACCATAGTTAAAAGATTGGGGCCTGAAATTACAGGGATCATGACTGCTACCCTAACACCAGAACTGGCTTCAGTAGACACTAAATACCAAGTGACCATGAAGCTCTCAGCCATGGAGCCTTATGTTGAGGAATCAGATGATAAAATGGGGGCTTTCGTTGTTGTAGGGAAAAAAACTGACTGTTACTTGCCAGAGACACATTTGTCATTGCCACATGATGTGAACAAAAATCTGAAAATAGAGGACATGACCAAAGGAGTTCCTCTAAATTCTGATTCAATTGGTATGGCCAAATTGGCGAATATCACTAGTGGCATTGGCACTAATGCTGTCACCACTGGCTCCACAATTCAACATGCCAAGTTATGGGTAGATAAAGGCATCCGTTACAAAGTGAGTTGGAAACCAGAGAACGTGTATTCTCCAAATCGAAAAGGTGAAAACAGTCATTTAGTGGATGTGGTCCCTCAGCAATATAGTTTGTCAGACATGTTACAATCACGGGGAAGAGTGATCAATCAAATGGACTTGATGAAAAGGCGATTCAAATTAATTACAGCAGCTGGTGTCGGGCCTAGTAAATCTTCAAATTACAGGAAAAAGACTACAAAGTTTAACAAAGAAAATAGTTTCTATTTGAGTGACAGAGATGTTATTGATGCGTTCAACAAAAGTAAAGTGTCCGACTTCGACGATTTCATGATTGAACGGCTTGAAGGGATTATGAGGGCTGGCACACCTGGGGACTGGAAGCATGACACGGACTCTGAAACAAATGATGGAAATGAGGATGAAAATGAGTTTGTGCCTGAAGTCCTCACTCTGCATCACAATAATGATGATCTTGAGGATGACGAAGCAGCGGTTGACCCACTTATTAACTGGGTCACTAAAGTTGCCACCAAAGGGAAAAATTATATCACTACAGCCGCTGATCATTTCATTTCATGGTTGAAAACAACTTTTGGCATTGCTATTGGGTCCTTAAAGACTATCACTCCGGTTTTAGCCTCTTTTTTTAGACGATTAATTGGTTATGCGAACACTCCTTGCAAAATCCTGATAGCCAATTTTTTGAAACTAGGAAAATTCAGTGTGAATTTGGTCAAGAGAATAATAAACTGGACCATGATGAAGCTTGGTGTCCTAATCGGCATAGATTGCTTGGAAGACTTGAGCGACTTAATTGATGACATGATTGACAATTATGGGGTGTCAATGGATTCAAAAAACCCTTCCCTTAAAACATTTTTTGGACATGATGATCAATCAGTTGAAAATGAAGCCGTTGAGAATGACATGGAGTGTATCCAACAACAGAGGAAAAGTCAGACGCTACTAATCAACAAATGCAAATTGAAAATGCCAAAGGGCCATCATTTGGCGAAACTGGTAAGTAAGATTATGAAGGAGAAGGATTTGACCGATGAAGAGAAGAAACTGTTTATAACTGGAAAGGCTGTGTCATATTGTAACACCAAAGGTAAAGCCATGGAACCAGTGACTTGGGAAAATGTCTGTAAATATGGTGGAAAAGACCCTAAAGAATGGTGCATTTATTTCACTTTCTGGCATAAAATGATTCCGTGTCCTGTTAAATTTTATAATTTGGGTGGCCATGTCCTAGCTTTCTTAGGACCCGTAACCGGGCTCTGGACAATGAAAGAAGGGAAGAGCACAGACATCCACTGGATGATGGACAGGGCAAGTATAGGAGATGAGTGGTCTTCAACAATAGCAGCAAAGTTGAACTCCATTGGTGGTTCACCTTTTGAAGGTTTCAAAGAATTCTTACTATCATTGTTAAATTCATTCATGGGCGCTTGTAAACGATGGAAGGATAATTTGGCCATGAAGTACGAAGTGCTGATTGGGAAGAAAACTAAATGGAGTAGTGGTCGTAGGAGGCAAGGGAAAGTAATAATGAAGTCTAGATGGTATAATGATGAGCGTTGGAACATTCAATACAAAACCACGTTGTTTAAAAAACCTAGTTCCACTAACCTTGTTGAACATTGGTTGTATAAACCAGATGATAACTTTGAAATGGACATCATTTTGACCTGGGAGAACAAGACTCATGAAATTGAGATTTTCCATTCTTCCCACATGAACAAATACCAAGTTGAAAGATGTGTGAAAGATTGCGTGTTAACAAGTGTTTATTCCACATCTATTCAGCCGAAGGATTCAAGAGGCGGGAAAACAGCGGAAGACTATTACAAGAAATTGATAGGTAGAGTTTATGCTAAGCCCACAGTCAGTGATAGTGTGAATAAATTGATTAAAAGAGTCGTGCTTAACAACCCATTGATGATGCAATTTGAAGCCGGGCTACAAGAAATAAGTGACACACTCGTCAATGATAGACAAATAGAAAAAGAATTAATGGAACCTGGACCTTCAACTGATGTCACAAGATTCTATGAAGGGCGTCAAATAATTTATGCACCAAGTGGATGTGGAAAAACATTCACTACTGACCTCTTGAACAAAGAGTATGGAGAAACGAAACTGGTGGACATTGATACATTATTGACAATCAATGACATGACTAACCTAGATTCTATTGTGTGGGATTGGTCAGCAGTTAAGTCACAATATGTGTTGGCTTTCAATAACTGGGTAAAAGATCCTAACTCAAAGGGTAAAGTTTTGATGTGTCATTCACCTGAACAAACTGGATACAAAAAAGGTCTGATAGTGTTACCCACATATGACTTAAAGAAGACTTGGGCACCCAACAATCTTAAAAGCCTTAAACGAATAGCAAAAGCAAGGCGAGGTTTTGACGTGGTCACAGTGAACTCATATAATGATTTCACTAATGCTATTAAAGATTACATAACTTGTTTCAATGACGATTTCGAAGATAGTGCGAAATTTCTTAGTAACACCATTGACTCGATTGAAGGTGATGAGTTTTTTAACTTGAACAAGGACAGCACAACTCAAACACTGTTGAGGACACCTGCTGAGGGGAAAGTGGCCCTTAAAAATGACGATGACCTAAAACTTGGAACAGAAAGGTTCTACGTATTAGGTAATTTGCCTGAAGTTAACCGGCCCACCTTGGACAACGCAGCTTACAGTTTGATGAATGCCATCACAACCCGTTTACATGGTATTGAAACACTCCGGAAAGATAAGATAGAAACAAGTGAATATCTTGAACTTTTTCGTAAATTTATTGTTACACAGGAATTTGACTCGAACATTCCCACATGGGCCAACCATTTGATACGGCCGAATCTTGAGAGTACAAGAGATTGGCTCATCAACAAAGGGAATTTAGCTGCTAACTTAGCAAAAATTTATAGATACTCAATGTCCAATATAGAAAGATTTGATCCTAAACGAGCCAGAGCCCATTTCAAGTCAGAGAACTTGATGAAAGAGATGGTGTTGAGCGCTACAGAACAAATAGGGAGAGTGATCGTTTGGCATGAACAACATATTAGTTCTATAATATGCCCTTTAATGCAGGAAGCTAAATATAGACTCAAAAGCGTTTTGAAAACTAAACATGTTTATTATGATGGAATGAATGTGACTTCGTTGAATTCCCATTTAAAAACTCTTAAAAAATCAAAGCATATTATTTGTTTGGATCTTTCCAAGCAGGACAGACAAACTGACAGACCATTATTGGAAACTGAACATGAACTTATGAGATTATTGGGTGTCGACCCCCTTGTAATAGAATATCTAAAGCAAGCTGAGGACAAGTTTATTTTACGAACAAGTAACAACATTTCATCTATCCGACCTGGCATGAGATGGACCGGTGGGGAGATGACAGCTATTGGTAATGAAATTAGAAACTTACTGTTATTAGCAGATTTGGAAGCCCATGGTCTTATAATTGACAACAGTTTGACTCTTGGAGACGACAGCATGCTTTTTTGTGACAATGAACTAGATGAGGAAGTCATCAAACGAATTGCAATGGAAAGGCATAATGTTAGGTGCACTTATGAGTCAAACCACCCAGACATGGGTCTGTTTGTACAACTAATTGTAGGCTGGGTAGAAGGTTCTGGCTATTGTGCCACACCAAGTTGGTGGAGGCTGGATGAGAAACTCACAGTGTCTAAGCATAGTCCTGGTAGTCTCGAGCATCTGGCAAAGTCACACAGCTTTTTGATGATGGTAGGGTATGACTCGGACACTGCAAAAGCTTCAAACATCTTAGGAATGAGAGTCTTTATCAATTTAGGAACCACAGCGTATGAGAGACTTAGATTGAATGCTTACCAGTTTGAGAATGATGAGTTAACTGCTTTACAAGTCAAGAGAAACTTGTTGAGCAAAATAACAAACCCTTTAATCAGGGTCATGAAGATTAAGTTAATGGTCAACTCTAAAAAGAAAACACCTTTGTATGCTGAGGATGAAATTAAACTGAATTTCAATTGGGAAACCAATGTTATTGATGAATCCATGGCAAAAAAGAAAAAAGATTTGATTAAATCTCTTGAGAAATTGATTTCAAGAGGAGGTTAGCGACAAGGAAATTATACACCAATGATTAGCCATTTAGTGAATGGGTAAGGGGCCCCCCCCCCCC